TCATTTCTGATGCACTTCCGGCTGATACGCAGATTGAAGTTACCTATGTTCAGGCGACTGATTCTGGTACTGCCGCAGGCAAAGGATATGCATACGTTGAAGTCGAATGGTACTAGGAGGTAAACCATGAAAGACAGTGCAAGTGGCAAAATCCCCGCAAATGGACTTTCTGAAAAGGAAAAAGATAATTCCTCGCCTAAAGATTTAGGCTTGGATAGTCGAGGCCCTAATCAGATGCCTATGGGTGTTGCTAAAAAGAAAGTATCCACGGATCGTGGTTCTTTCAACATGCGGTAAAGGATTTGGGGGGCGCAAGCCCCCCTTTTCTTAGGGGGAAACATGAAAGAAGAGAAAAAAGATAAAGACCCTGCTCAGTGCGGCTATACCAATCAGGATCAGCCAAATGAGTGGAGTACTGAACGAAATCAACGAAACAACAACGCGAGGGTAGGAACCAGACCGGAAGTTATTATTCTTGAAAATGCTTCTGTTTTCGGGGCTGTTCGTATGCCACTGGAATAATGAATAACAAGATAAACTGGGAAGAGCCTTACGGCGAAATACATGGCAGTATAGAAGAAATGCCAGAAGCACGTTTTGTACAAAACGATAAATTTTATAGAGTAAACGGCGATTTAATTAGTAGTGGTTTAGTTGACTACACGGCTTGGGTTCAAGAGCAGAAGGGTATGACAGGCAGGAATGCCCTTATATCCAAAGCAAAAGAACTTGGCATTGCAGTAGCCAAGAAAGATAAGATAGATGCCATAAAGGAAAAACTACTAAACCAACTATGAAAAAAATAACCATTCCTTTTAAGGAAGTAAGTGATTACACCTTAGAAGATTTTGGCGGAAAGAGACAAAACAAAACTGTTTGTATTGTCAGGTACGGAGCGTTTGGAGATATTGTTCAAACGTCTTCTTTGTTTCCGCAGTTTAAAAAAGAAGGGTACAGGGTTTGCGTTAATGTTTCTGAAGTAGGCGCTGAACTGCTGAAGGCCAACCCTTATGTAGACGAATTGTTGATACAGAAAGGCAATCAAATCTGCAACACAGAACTTATTAATTACTGGGAGAAGATGTCTCCTTGTTTTGATAAGTTCGTACAACTGTCAGAGTCTATAGAAGCAACATTGCTGTTATGTCCAAACAGGGTAATAGAGTCTAAGGGGGAAAAATACCAAGTGCCTGCAAGTGAAGGGTACTACGACTCTAAAGAAGAAATACACGAAAGGTGTAACGTTAACTACCTTGAATTTACCCACGAACTAGCAGGCGTTCCTTTCCAACACAGGCCTGCGTATTATCCATCAGAAGAAGAAAAGAAGTGGGCAAGAAAACAAAGAAAGAAAATAAAATCAAAACATGTTGTGATGATTTCTTTGTCTGGATCATCAGTCCATAAAGTGTGGCCGTGGAATGATGTGATGATTGCATCAATTTTAAAAGAAAGAAAGGATGTTTCTTTTGTTACTGTTGGTGATGAGGCTTGCAAAATACTAGAGGTTGGTTGGGAAAAAGAGCCAAGAGTTATTACTAAGTCAGGTGAATGGACTATTGGTAAAACTATGGCTTTCTTGGATCATTGCTCAGTAGTTGTTGGCCCTGAGACAGGGGTGTTAAATGCGGCAAGCATGAAGAGCATGCACAAGGCCGTGTTTCTTTCTCATTCATCAGAAGAAAACCTAACCAAGCACTGGAGCAATACCACATCATTGACTCCTGAAAACTGTCCTTGTTATCCATGCCATAAAATGCACTTTGGATTTAGTACATGTAACAGAGATGAAGAAATAGGCGGCGCTTTGTGCGCCTCTAATATAGACCCAAGAATTGTAATATCTGACATTATGAGAAATTTATGAGTACGTATATCCAACTTTGTCAAGACATGGCTAGGGAAGTAGGTATCCCCGGTACAGGGCCTAGTAGTGTTTCGCCCACTGCCGAAGAAGAGACAGATATTGTACGTCAGATTAAAGACGCTGATATGGACATACAGCGCAGATGGTTTAACTGGGACTATCTCTGGGCAGAGGCAAGTATAACAACGGTATCAGGAACCTCTACAATTACTTCTCCATCTGATTTGGCTCAGTGGAATGTAGACTCTGTTGTTTTTGATCCTACGTCTGACGATTATCAGGTTCTAGAATACATGCCTTGGAAAGAGTACAGATATGAATACAAGTACGGAACTGTAGATTCAGCAACTCCTGAAGTATTCAGCATTAAACCAGACAATGTAATTGATCTTTATCCCACTCCAGACTCAGCGACCACTGTAAAGGCTGAGTATTGGAAGACTCCAACAGAGTTATCTGCTAGTACAGATGAGTCTGTTATACCAAGCAGGTTTCACAGGATAATTATTTGCAGGGCAAAAGTTTTTTACGCAGAACAAAATGATGCTCCTGAAATTATGGCTTCTTCTATTGCTGAGTTTGCAGACTTACTTGACAAACTTGAATCTGATCAACTACCGGGGCAAAGAAACAGAAGATTTTCTCAAGTCCAAGATTTGTTTAACTACACGGTAGTTGCAGAATGACTCTTAGACATCAGGTAATACCTGCATCAACTGATATTTATTATTTTCCTTTTGAAGGAGGATTAAATATTGTTGATCCAGTTTTATCTATTAAGGCAGGGGAATGTATAGCCGCTAAAAACTTTGAAGTTGATATTAGGGGAAGATACAGCAGGATAGATGGGTACGAAAGAGCAGACGGACAAACACTGCCTTCTGATATCACGTATTACAGAATACCGTTTACTACAGGTTCTTCAAAATATACGGTATTTTCCTCTGCCTACAGTTCAGCGTTTCATTTAAACATACCTTCATCTGGAGATATGGTAAAGGGAGAGACTAGTGGTGCGCTTGGGGTTATTTTATCAGTGTCTGTAGAGGACATTACTAGTGATGATGAAGCGGGATTTTTTCCTACTGATGCGGCAGAAGGATATATTTATTTTACTGCTACTAGCGGGGCTTTTCAAGAAGGCGAAACAATATATTTTTTGAACAAAGACAGCGCATTTGGAAGCGCATTTAACGTGGAGTATACATAATGGGAACACCTACAGCCTTAAGAAAAACTAGAGCAGTTTTAACAGGCACAAGTTTTGCTGACAATACTACTGGCGCTATTACGGCGCAAATGTTGAGGCAGTATGTTGAATCTGACATGGGTGGATATGCCTGCATCAATCATGCTTCTGCTGATGGAACCCCTGTTGCCCAAGCAATCGGAAACGGAACCACAGCAACAATTGACTGGTCTTTAGGATCGTCAGGCTCAGACGTATCTCAAGATACTGGTACTGTTTCTTCTACTACAGTTGGCGCTGATGCCGATTACGCAAGCGATCAAATTAGAGTTTATGACAAAGGTTTTTATTTTGTTTCCTGTAACTTGTGCGTAAAACAATCAGCCACTGCCAATATTGTTTGGACTGCAATGGTTTCTACTGATAATACTGGTGGAAGCACAACGGATTCTCCTGCGCTAAAAGGAATTCAATACATTACTAACGCCAATGATGTTGCTAACTTTAACATGAGTGGAGTATTAGACTTAACCGGACATACTACATACACTGATGTCTACGCGAGGATAAAGCATGATAATGGTAGCAGTCAAAATATGCTACTTCAATATGGTCAGTTGTCTGTTCTTAGGATTGGGTAATGGGCCTGTACGCCACTTGTCTTTCTTATGGCCCTCCAGTTCAAAGAGATAAATACGATAGTTCTTCTATTGTTGCTGAAGCCAAGACAGCAATAGAAAATCAAAGAGGCGTAATAAGTATAGTACCCGGAGAAGGCTCTGTTTTAGGTGTTTGGGTTTATTCTGGAAATATATATGCATTTAGAAATAAATCAGGTGGCGCTACTACTGGCATGTACAAGTCAACATCTACCGGATGGTCAGAGGTTGATCTAGGTAGCGCACTAAATTTCGACACAACCACGACAAATGGTGAAATTGTTGTTGGGGCTTCTATTTCTGGAAATACTAGTGGAGCAACTGGAACTGTAAGTGGGGTAACCTACCACGGAAATTGGGACACTGGGGCTAAAGGTTCAGTAGTATTAACAGGTGTTACTGGCGTTTTTCAAGATGATGAAACCCTACAGATGTCTACTATTGCTTTTGATGGCGGTGAAGTAGAGATAGAAGAGGGCGATGAAATTACAGGATCATCCTCTGGGAAGACTGCCACAGTAAAAAAAATAACTATAGTTACTGGGGCATACTCTACTGATGATGCGGCAGGGTATCTTTCTATTATTAGTAACACTGGAACTTGGACTAACAATGAAGAGATACAAGTCAGGGGTGTTAAACGTGCGTTAGTAAATGGAGCGTCAGAGCCTGCTACAGTTAATGTTGCAAAAGCAAACGGAGTTTTGTACGAACAAACAATAGAACCAAGTGGTTCGTATAATTTTGTAAACTTTAATTTTGTAGGCGAAACTGCTTCTGAAAAAATGTACGGCGCTAACGGCGTTGGAAATGCTTTTGAGTGGGATGGGACTACGTTTATTAAAATACAAACAGGAATGACTACAGATACTCCTGAAAATATTAAAGTATTTAAAAACCATTTGTTCTTATCTTACCCAAAGGGATCGTTACAAAACTCATCTACTGGACTTCCAACTACTTGGAGTACTACATTAGGCGCGGCAGAGATTGTAGTTGGGGATAACATAACTGGAATGTCAGTAGAGACTAAAGATTCTTTTGCAATATTTGGAAGAAATAATACTTTTATCCTTTACGGAGCCTCTAAGGATGATTGGAATCTAACTCAGTTTTACACTGGAACTGGTGCTGTAAGCGACACCATAGAAAAAATGCAGACAACTATCTTTTTGGATGATAGGGGAATTGTTTCTTTAGGATCGACTCTTAACTACGGAGACTTTAAACAGGCTGTTGTCTCTGAAAAAATTGATCCTCTTGTGCAAAAGTATAAAAATAAAGTTATTACTTCCTTAAGAGTAAGGGATAAAAACCAGTACAGAATTTATTTTAATGATAAAACTGGTATTGCAATGACGTTTATAAACGGCAAGAACATGGGAATATTACCGTTTACTTTGGATCATCAGATTTCTTGCGCTGTTTCTGGAGAAGACTCTAACGGAGATGAAGTTCTTTACGGCGGATTTGATGATGGATACGTTAGGAAAATAGACTCAGGAACATCCCTTGATGGGGAAACCGTTTCATCTTTTGTCAGGCTTGCTTACCATCATTACGGAACACCACAACAAAAGAAAAGATTCAGGGAAATTCTTTTAGAACTCAGCGCGGATACTAACACAACCCTAACTATACAGCCAGAGTACAACTACGGCGATGGGAGTGTGCCAACTACTGCTAACTATAGCATATCGGTTTCTAACGATGAATGGACAGTAGATGATGTATCAAGCGATACTTTAGGTATTGCTGTTGTTGACAAGGCTAGAGCAAGAATACATGGAGTTGGAGAAACAATGGGAATCATTATTAAAAATGAATCTATCTATGACAAGCCAGTTACTTTACAAGGTGCTGTTGTCCAGTATTCATTAAGGGGATTGAAAAGATGAGCGATGGGCCAGAAGCACTTTATCAGGAACAGAAAAAGCGACAAGAGATTATAGAAAGAGAAGCGGCGAATAAAAACCCAGAAAAAGCCAAGTTTACTACTAAGCATGGCGCTCAAGGAGTAACTAATCCTGCATTTAAAAAGTACGCTGAATCATATCCAGATTTAAAAGCAGATTATCAAAAAAACTGGGCAGGTAAAGGGGTAAGTCTTGCTGAATATGGTGCTTCTCACTATGCTACGCATGGTAGAAATGAAGGCAGAAAGTTAAGTGGCCCCGCTAAAACTCATAAGCCAAAACCAAAACCAAAGCCAAAGCCAAAACCAAAACCAGACGTAACAGTAGCGCCATCCAAAAAATACCCTGTGGACAGTGTACAGTATGAAGGCCCTGCGCCTCAAGATTGGAGAACTTTTGATCCAACGCCTGTTGGTATAGAACAACTTGAGCCTTTGATGTCTGAGGTTGTTATTAATGGGCCAAGGTCTGAAGTAGTAGAAAATAGAGTTGCGTCTTTAGTTGATACTAACAGCCCATTGTTTAGAGCCGCCGCAGGACAAGCAATGAGAAGAATGAACGCTTCTGGAATGGCAAACTCAAGCATGGCAAAAGAAGCGGTGATGGATTCTATATTAAAAGTTGCTATCCCTATTGCCACGGCTGATGCTCAAACATTTAACAAGCAAAGAATGTTAAATCAGGGAATAACCAACGAGTTTCGTGCCGCTCAAAATGCCGCATTCTTTGGGCAAATGCAGGCTAGGTTATCAGGAGCAATTAACGAGACACTACAGCATATTGCAGGCGGCTACGCCCTTACTCAAACAAGAATTAATGACCTTACTAAAAGATACGGTATTGATGTTGGTGCGGCTACGCAAATTTATGGCATAGATGTTGGCGCTGAAACTCAAAGGTATGTTGCTGACCTTCAGTTTAGCCTTGGCATGGAAGGGGTTAAAGTAGATACGGCAAAAATAATGTCTACTATTCAGGACAATCCAGATGCCGCTTCATATATTTGGGATATGATATTTGGGAACAATGTTAATCCTAGTGATTGGTATGCTACATGGGTTGCCCCTTGGTAAACTTAACAAGGTAAAAAATATAAATGATAAGAATCGCTACTAATAGCGACATAAAACAAATTGCAAACGTTGTAAAAGAAGCGCATAAATTATCAATTTCAAATTCAGTTCCATTAGACGAGAAGACTCTTGAAAAGAATCTTCAGATATGCATCTTATCGAAAGAGCATTTAGTTAATGTCGTAGACCTCGGAACAATAGAGGGTGTGTTCATAGGCGTGACACACCAGTTGTGGTACTCCAGAAAAAAACAGGCGGCTGACCTTTTCTTCTACGTTACAGAAGAGGGTAAAGGGTGGGGCGCTCCTCTTCTCAGAAGATACATCCAATGGGCCAGAGTCAATCCCGGCGTTGCTGAGATAAGCATGGGAGTTAGTTCTGGTATTGGAGACATAGAAAGAACTTGTAAATTATACGAAAGAATGGGTGCGGTAAAAACAGGAGATAATTTTGTTTTGCCAAAGGAGAAATAAATGGGAAGTGTAGTTAAATCAATAGGCAAAGTATTCAAAAAGATAGGCAAAGGTCTTAAAAAGATTGCTCCTATCCTGCTTGTTGCCGCCGCCGCTTATGTCGGGTACGGATACGCCACAGGATGGCAGGGAGCAGGTTGGCCCCGAATAACTGAATGGGGCAAATCCCTGATGAGTGGGATAAGAGGGGGAGCAAACCTTTCTGAATCGGCAGTTCAGGCCAGTCAAACATTTGCCAATCCTACCTACCAAAACCAAATGGGACTTCCTGAAGTACCTACATCTGCTGTTACGACTCCTGCAAATTTTCCGCCTGACGTTGTTGGGCAGACGATAGCGCAAGACCCATTTGCATTTGAGGATGTAAGAGCGGCGGCATCACAAGCAGGTGAAGGTGTACTTAGACAGCGCCTGTTAGGAGATCAGCCCGGAATTCTTGGGCGTATTGGAACCGAAATGGGTTCACAGTATAGCGACTTAATTGATAACAGCACATTAAAGAAAGCAGGCGGTGCAGTAATGGATGCGATTGTTCCTCCTGCGGGAGCCGATACAGTTGCGTTAGTCCCTGAAGGAATTGACAACGAACTCTTTATGCCTCAAGGCGTAGCAACAGGCCCATCAGGTGGTGGTGGTTACGGTGATCAAGTACTAAGTCCAGATGCTGAATCATTTGCAGACCAATCTGTTTTGGCTGATGCTACAGAAGCGGGTATACCTGCTAGTGAATCGACAGCAGATGCGGCATCTAATATTGACAAAAGTCTAAGAACCTACTATAAAGACCCATTTGCATTTGAAGATGCAAAAGCGTCGGCTTCTGTTAAGTCGTATAAAGATGCCAAGACAACGTGGGATTGGATTGCAGATAAAATTCCAACTGAAAAGATTGGTCAGGCATGGGAATTCTATAAAAATTTATGGAAGAAAGACCCGCTAGTAGCCTTATACGGTACGCAAAAAGTATTAGAAATGATACTGGCTTACCTTGACGAATCAGATGAACTAGCATCGTACCAAAAAAGACACGTAGCAGGAATGCCTCCACGGTCTATGGCTGATGTTATGAAGACCCATAAAAAAGCAACAGCGGCGGGACTAAGGCACGACAAAACTGGAATATGGGCGCAAAGACCTAGTTCCGGTATGCAGGGGCCAGTTAATCCTGTAAGGGCATCTGCAATAAACAGACAGCCTCCGGGCTTGCTTGGAAGAAATCCGCAGAGGGCATTAGTATGATAGGCCAAGGGAACACTCAGCCTGCAACAGAGCAGGAGAACAAACAAGCGCAAATAATACTAGAGAATATAGAAAAGTATTTGTTTGATGACAATGCATATGACCATATAGTTCAGAAAATTAGGGAAGGCGGTGAAGACCCTGCAACCATGATTGGCGCTATAGTTGGTCAGTTACTTCACGCCCAGATGGTATCTGCTAGGGGAGCAGGAAAGGAAATATCAAGGGATATCTTGATACCCATTGCCGCTGAAGTTGTAAACGCCATCATAGAAATAGCAATGGACGAAGGGCTGATCAACATACAGGACGAATCCCAACTGGAACAAATCCAAGGAGATGCAATGATCGCCGCTGTTGATGCTTACATGAGCCTTGGTGACGATGGAGTTAACAAAGAAGCCGCAGGACAGTTCACCCAAAGCGTCATGCAGGGCAATATGAACTCTCCCCAAGCCCAACAGGGAATGATTAATAACATGGTTGGAGGTGCGGCATGAGTACTGCAAGTAGATTACGAGCGGCTATGGAGCCTCTTGGAGAACTGTCTCAGGGACTGCTTGCTCTTCAAGCAAAAAGAGATGAGTCACGCTCTGCAACCGCTTTGGCACAACAGAAACTAACTGCCGAGATGCTAACCAGTAGTTTTGAAGAAGCCTCAAAACACTACAACACTTTGTTGAACAGCGATTTTGTTAACGAGCCAACAATGAAACCGTTGCTAGATAGAGCGCTTAGTAGTTATCTAAACGCCTACCAAGCAAGAAATACGTTTTTTGGAATAAAGCCAACTCCTCAAGTGTATGCGTGGGACTTGGTTAATCACGAAATGATGATTTTGCCAGAAGACAAAAGATCATGGAGCGCCTCTAATCTTGAGGCCATGAAAAGAAAACATCCAAATATTCCAGATGCTGTGTGGCAGGCGGTTCCAGTAATATGGAAAGCAAGACAACCCAAAGCAACTAAGGCTGAAAAAGAAGCGGCATTAGAGTTTGCACCAGATGGGTCTATTGCCAGTGGAGATACGTCACTTGCATATGGATTTGATTACGTTCCAGAAAAAATAAATTTGGGAGGCCCTGCTTGGCTTGATGATGCTTTAAATTTTTTAAAACAATCTTCAGTGAAACAAGATGTTAGGGATGCACAAGCGCATAGGAGATGGTCTGAAACATCTGATGAAAAAGCATTACGCATGGGTCTTCCAGTGGAGAGTACAGCAACTCCTTCTCCTT